ATTTTTGGTGTGAATGGTTTTATGGTAATCAGTATTCAGTGACATATCAATGGAAGGACTATCCTGGTGGATGGGAGCCAATATCGTGCTGGCAAGGTATTAAGGAAGATGAAAACCTTTCAAAATTTACAAAGTGGATTAGAACAGATTTTTACCCTAATATTGGAATAATGTTTCATGAACTAGCAGATCTTGATAAGATTAATATAGAATATATTGATGATAAAATAATCGAAGTACATTTAAGAACATCACCTGATCCAGACTACAATGAACTGATACCTGTTTGGAAGGGCGATGAGGAAGTAGTTGACAAATATACAAAATTAGGTTATAGTTATATTATTAACTACGATGGTGCCGCCGGGTTTTTAGATCTTCCCAGGATCGGTTTTTTAGTTAAAAATTAATGGAAGGAAAGTTATGCTATTAAAAACTATATTTAAAGAAAGCGATCACGGTCAATATCGTGCAGAAATTCATCAAGAAACCGAAACAGACTATTACATAGAGTATTATAGTCCAGCCGGAAGTATTAAAAAAGTACCATATAAAAATTCTTCAGTCTTGTTTGTCGAAAGTATGGCATCTAATTGGTTAGGCTCAATTCAGGTTCTTAACGGATGATAGAAACACAAACTCCTGAAAAGATTCATTTTGAAATTGCAAGAATGCTTTCAATGGGAGTTCCCTATATTGATGCATTGGTTGAATATGCCAAAACACGAAATGTTGAAATAGAAACAATTGCAGAAATTGTGAAAAAATCAACTGTAATGAAAGAAAAGATTAGATCCGAAGCTATTAATATGAAATTGGTGAAAAAAGATAAAAATGACAATAAACTATGCGACTGATGAATCGTTTCGTGTTTATGTCGATTATCTGGCACTGAAGCGACATTTTACTACTGATAGTTACGATTACCAAAAATATAATGGAAAAGTAAGAGCATCATTTGATAGTTTTTCCACTAGAAATGATGTTTTCTTTTTCTATAAACTATCAAAGAAAAAAGATTGGCATAATATGATATTGGCTAATATACTTAAAAACCCAAACATCTGGGTAAGAGAAATATTAGAAGAAAATGCCGAAACTATTTTTGCTGAATGGGAAGGCAGAATTGACTCAATAACATACATATTCAAAAATGATCTCTCTAGATTAAAAGAGAATTATGCAGAGAATTTTATCCCTGTTAATGGTCAGCACCCATATGTAATATCACTATATTTACAAAACAAAATATCCATTGAAACGTTTACAATTTTAGCAAACATTTCAAATGTTTATGAACGATGGTCAAAGGAAGTAGTTGACAAAATCGTGGCAGGTGATATTATTAGACTATCCAAAAAATATTATCCATTTTTGGAAATAAATCGAAAAAAATTTTCAGATATTGTCAAAGAACACTTTTTCGAGTAATAAATAAACTCGTAATGATAAAATAAACATTACGATACATTGTAAACAATTGCATATAATGCTATATAAGGAGAAACACTATGGCTGTAGATTTTCAAGCACTAAAGAAGAACCGTTCAAATTCACTCGAGAAACTGAACCAACAGCTCACAAAAATCAGTTCCAAATCATATGCCGATCCAAATGAAGGTAAATATTGGAAACCGACTCGAGACTCAGCAGGTAATGGTTTTGCGATTATTCGCTTTCTAGACTCACCAGAAGGCGAGGATATGCCATTCGTACGTCTATGGGACCACGGGTTTAAAGGTCCTGGTGGTTGGTATATCGAAAATTCACTTACGACAGTTGGTCAACCAGACCCAGTATCTGAACTAAATACCAAACTATGGAATGTGAGTACTGACGATAGTGCTCCAGAACGTAAACAAGCACGTGACCAGAAACGCAGACTTCATTACATCTCTAACGTATATATCGTTAAGGATTCTGGCAACCCAGAAAATGATGGCAAGGTATTCTTGTTTAAATATGGCAAGAAGATCTGGGACAAACTCAATGATCTTATGAATCCTTCATTCGAAGATGAAAAGCCTGTTAACCCATTCGATCTATGGGAAGGTGCTAACTTCCGATTGAAAATCCGGGTGTTTGAAGGTTATCCAAACTATGATAAATCTGAATTTGATTCATCGTCTGCTTTCTTCGAAGATGATTCTGAAATTGAAAGAGTATGGAAACAATCACATTCTCTCAAGGATGTCATTGATCCAAAGAACTTCAAACCATATGATGAACTAAAGGCAAAACTTCATCGTGTACTTGGCATTGTTGGTGCTGATGCCGATCTTCGCTCCAATGCTGCGTCTTCAGCAGAGGAAGATCTATATGGTGAACTCGATATGAGTAAAGCACAGGCCCCTAAAAAAGAGACACCTGCAGCTCCAATGAAAGAACAAGCCGCTTCAACTGACGAAGATGAAGATGATCTAGAGTTCTTCAGAAACCTTTCAAAGACCTAAAATCACAACTTAAAGATGGAGAGGGTTAATTCCCTCTCCAATTAACATTCACTCGATTCAATCGAGTTTATTGTATACTTTAATGAGAGGATATACACATGAAAAAAGAGGCTAAAATAGAAGACTTTGATTTTGGTTTTAGTTTTGCTGATGAAGAAGTACATGAGGTCAAGGAAAGCCTAGGGGCAGTTATCCGCGGTGATAAAGAAAAAATAGAAGATTTAGAAGATAGACTCAAACTTCTATATTCATCAATTATTCCTTTCTTGGATAATCTTTGTAAAAATCCAGAAAAATCAACAATACATTGGCCAAACAGAGTTGAAAAAATCCAAGAATATAAAGAAAAATTAAAACGAATTGTAGAAGGAATTCATAGATGAGTCTATTAGAAAAAATGTTAAAAGCAGGTAATATCAAAGCTGCATCAGTACTTTCCAAATCAACATTCTTTAACGCTAAAGATATAATCCCTACAGATCTTCCGATCTTAAACATTGCATTCAGTGGTTCACTTGAAGGTGGTTTGCTACCAGGTCTAACAGTAGTTGCTGGTGCTTCGAAGAGCTTTAAAACCATGCTATCACTATATTGTATGAAAGCATATCTTGATAAGTATAAAGAAGGTGTTGCTATTCTTTATGACTCAGAATTTGGTATCACGCCCGATTATCTTGAAAGTTTTAATATTGATAGTAACCGCGTTATTCACATACCACTTGAAAATGTTGAACAGCTTAAATTTGATATTGTCCAACGTCTACAAGAAGTAGATAAAAAGGATAATGTCTTTATTATGATTGACTCTATCGGTAACCTTGCTTCCAAGAAAGAAGTAGAAGATGCAGAAAATGAAAAGTCAGTTGCTGATATGTCACGTGCAAAGAGTCTAAAATCTTTGTTCCGCATTATCACTCCGCACTTGACTACAAAGAATATCCCATGTCTTGCCGTCAATCATATCTATCAGGAAATGGGTCTTTATCCAAAGGCTATTGTTTCTGGTGGTTGTGTTGTTGCGGGTACTGAAATACAAACACCAGACGGGTTGAAAAAGGTAGAAGATTTTAATGTGGGTGAAAAAGTTATTACACTCAGTGGCGAGCAAATTGTGACTCACGTGTGGAACCCAGATACTCTAGAAGATGGTATGCCAGAGTGTTATGAAATTACATTTGAGGATGGTTATACAGTTACTGTTTCCGATAAGCATAAGTTTTTAGTTAATGGTAAATGGGTAGAAGCCAAAGATCTAACAGTAGGAATTGATTGCACAGTTCTTTAAATTTATAAATACAGGTATCTACTATACTGTTAACTAAGGATACCAAAATGCACTGTGTATATAAACTTACTTTTACAAAACGCAAAGAAAGAGGCGAAGAACCATATATGTATATAGGTTCTAAATCAAATTCAACACTATTTGAGGGTGTTATTTATGATAAAAGAAATAAACCATACTATGGTTCTTCGACTTATAAATTTTTTAAAGATTACATAAATGAAGATATTATTGAAACTGAAATTTTAGCCACGTTTGAAGATTATAAAGAAACATTAAAGTATGAGTATGAAATACAAAAACACTTAGATGTTGTTGCAGATACAGAATATTTTAATTTATCATTAGCATCAGTAAATACTTTTAGTGATTCAGATTACGCAACATATAAAAATACCAGAACAGGTAAAACAGTAAGGTTGCCAAGAAATCATAAAAAAGTTCTAAACGGTGAATATGTAGGTGTTTCTAAAGGTACTATTTTAACCTCAGAGGAAAGAAAGAAAAGAGGATCTTCGGGTGATAAAAATGGATTTTATGGAAAAACTCATTCTGACGAAACTAGAAGTAAAATTGCAATCGCCAATAGCAGAGAAACTAGGTCTCCTGAGAAAGTTCAAGAATGGATTGAAAATATAGCAAAAAAACCTAAATCTGAAGAACATAAAAAGAAAATAGGAAGAAAAAATCTTATTATGTTAAAAAATAAAGAAACAGGTGCAACTGTAAGAATCCATAAAGATTTATCAGATTCATATGACAAAAAACTGTGGGTTAATCCTTACACATTATCAGAAAAAAAATCCACTGGTAGCAAATGGATTAATAATGGTATAGAAAACATAAAGATAAAGTCAGAAAAAGAATTGCCAGAAGGGTGGAAGTTCGGTAGACTTTATCAGGGTTGGAATAACAACAAAAGGAAAAAAGATGAAAATATCGCAAATTAAAAGTGTAGGTAAAAAGCCTGTTTACGATTTATCTGTAAACGAAGTCGAACATTATATTCTAAGAAATGGAGTAGTAACACATAATACTGGTATCTATTACTCGGCCAACCAAATCTTTATCATCTCCAAATCACAGGAGAAAGATGGAACTGAACTCGCGGGTTTCAAATTTACTATCAACATTGAAAAGTCTCGTTATGTCAAGGAAAAGTCAAAGCTTCCATTCAGTGTATTCTTTGACAGCGGTATCTATAAATGGTCCTCACTATTTGAGCTTGCTCAAGAATCTGGACACATTATTAAACCAAAAGTTGGTTGGTATCAGACTGTGGATATGGAAACCGGTGAAATCTCTGAAAAGAGTTATCGTGCAAAAGACATTGAGAATAATGATGCATACTTTGAAAATCTAATCAAAGACAAAGTTTTTAAAGACTATGTTGAACGTAAGTTTAAATTGACTGGTGGTGGATCTGGTGGATCACAAACACGTATTGACGATGATGAAGAAGATGTTGACATCGACGAATAAGTATGTTATTATGATTTAAGACTGCTCTGATCAGCAATGATCAGAGCATAATTTGTTTCCAAAGAGGTGGTTTATGATAGAAAAGACAATTATTTCGAATCTTTTATTTAATGAAGAATTTTCCCGCAAGGTTTTCCCTTATATTAAAGATGAGTATTTCGATGAAAATACGCACAAAAAGATCTTTTCTACTTATTCGGAGTATGTAGAAAAGTATAAAGAACCTCCGTCGATTGAAGCACTTAAAATTTCCATTGACAATCGAAAAGACTTGAATGAAGATGCATATAAAGAGGTATGCAAATCTATTGATGAACTTGCTATTGATAATAATACAAATCAAGAATGGCTCTTAAGTGAAACAGAAAAATTCTGTCAAGACAAAGATCTTTATAACTCAATCCGCAAAGCAATTCTAATTCTAGATGGTCAAGATAAAGATTTTGATAAAGGTGCTCTACCTAAACTATTATCAGATTCATTGGGTATCAGTTTTGACAGCAGTGTAGGTCACGATTTTCTTGAGGATTTTGATGATCGGTATGAATATTATCACAGAAAAGAAGAGCGTCTATCATTTGACATTGATATCTTCAATAAAATTACAAAAGGTGGCCTTCCAAGAAAGTCAATGACAGTTTTACTTGCTACGACTGGTGGTGGTAAATCACTTATTAAATGTCACTTGGCAGCGACAAGTTTGATGTTCGGAAGAAATGTTTTATATATTACAATGGAACTACCCGAGGAAGAAGTTGCCCGCCGAATAGATGCTAATTTATTAGATACTAGACTTGATGATTTATTGGTATTACCAAAGGAAGTATACCAATCTCGTGTCAATAAAATCAAAAGTAAAACACCTGGTAAATTAATCATCAAAGAATATCCAACTGGTTCTGCACATTCTGGACATTTTCGACATCTA